AGAACAAGAACTTCCAGATGATAACGATTTCGAGTGGTTCCTAAAAGGTGACGACGAGAAAGCAATTACTATTACAAATTCTTTAGTTGGAACTCCAGGTCAATACGGAGCTGAAATGTTAATTGAATTTGCAGAAAAGTATTTTGCAGTAACAGATAAATTAGTATTAGACGACGGTGAAACTGCTGTTCGTGTAATGCGTGAGCCTTACGCAAATGGTACAAACTATGTTTACCCTTGTGTGCTTATGACAAGTGAGCCTTCTGACTTTGTTGCTCCATCACTATTAGCTGCTGGATCTAAAGCAAGTAAAGAATACTCTCCACAAGAAAGAACGTTGAACAGAACTTATGGTGAA